GAAATAAGTATTCCAACCTTGTGAATTGTTTTCTAAAAATGTTTTTAAATTATTTTCTTGAACACCTCCAAAATATTCTGAGATAGGATATTTTTTTACAAATTGTAATCTATTATTATTAACCCAAACATACCAAACATGATGATGATATCCTCTCCAGGCCGGATCACCACCGTCAATACCTTTCTTTAATTCTGCCATTGGACTTGGAGTTTCAATATAACCTGCTTTGGCAACTCTTTTCATTTCTTCCATTGCTCTAAAAGGATAAATCAAATCTTCTAAAACATGGCGGCAATATACAAAATCAAACTCATTATCCTTAAAAGGTAAATTGTGATGATTAAAATCACAGACCACATGATTATCGGTTTTATCTATAGGTTGAACACCATGCTGCCAACCAACAAAATGTGTTGCATTTTTAAAAGGTATATGTCCAGGTCCTAATTCTAAAACTTTTTTACCTTGTGTAATAGTTTCAATATGTTTTAAAACTTTTTCATTTGGGGCGTAATGTTTTATCATTATAATTTTTCCAATCCCCACAAAATTAACTTAATTAGACCTGCACCTAATATAACTAATAAGACATAATTATACATGTCACCTTTTCTTTTTTGTGTTTTTTGGTGTTTTATAACTTCTAAAACTCGTTTTTGTTTTGGTGTCATACTACTCCTTTTATTCTTTTTTCTTTCAAAGTTTCAGGATCTCGTACATAAGTATAAGCATCCTTACCATCATAATAATAACCTTCTATAATAAAGGTTTTATTTTTTTTCTTTTTCTTCTGTTTCTTTTTCGCCATTTTTTTCTCTCAGTTTAGATTGAAGATATTCTTTTTGTTTAGTTAACATATCAACTTGGTCATTTAATTTTTTAATAACCATGTTTAATTCTTTTATTAACTTACTTTCTAGAATTAATCTTTCAGTCTTTGTTGAAAGTGTTTTTTTCATTTTATCAAAGTTTTCTCTTAGTATCATTGTAACCTCGCTGATTGAACTGAGTCCATAAGATCGTTTATAGATTCCTCAGTAATTTCTATTTCACCTTGATTATTACATTTTTTACAATCTCTAACCAAGTCTGGTTCTTTTGCAGAACCAATGTAGCCATTACCATTACAGTCTGGACATATCATTTTACCCGACATAATTGTTCCTCCAGTGTGTTTTTCTATATTGTTCTCTTCTTTCTTTAAAAGATGCAAACATACTTAACACATTTTTTTCTCTTTTTAAAGGTGTTAGAAATCCGGACTGCACGCCTTTTAATCTTTGTACTTTTCTCCAAAGATTTGTTGGATCAATACCTGCATCATCACATAATTGATCAAACGCCTCCGTTCTATTTCTAAAGAACTCTTTCACTTCATGTTTATCTCTATCACAAATATGAATTGTGTTCACACCAAACGCATCTTCTAATGCTTGATTTAAAACTGCTCTCCATAACTTTTGTTCTGGAGGCGTAGTATCGTGTTCAACTAACACTCTACTATTTATTACCCGTAAGTTTTCCATTCATTCTTCTCGCTTTCTCTGTCACTAATGTTTTTACTACTTGACTTCTAGATAATTTAACATCTGGAGTCATCTTAGTCTGTAATCTCGTTATTGTCTCGTAAGTTTTATTATCGACAGTAACGTTTTTATACTTGCTAAAGTCAGTCATTGTATATATTCTCCTTTATTGTTTAACATACAATATAGGATATTATTTTAAAAAGTCAAGTCAATGAAATTTATTTTAGCTTTCTCAATATGTTCTGCCATTTCAGGATTCTGTAATAATACAGCTACATTACCCACTGAATTTAATTCATGGTCAGAATGTGTGGGCGCGGGTGGAAAGTTAATTGAAAATTTTTCAGTAGAAATGAAAGATACTATAGAAGAAAATAAATTATATATGAATTACTTTTGTAATGAAATAAAGAAACCCAAAGTTTAAGCTTTACCCTGTCCCTTATAACGTCTAGTACGTTTTTGCCTTTTTTCTGCCTTATTTAATGATTTTTTATGTTGACGTGGACCACGTTTTTTAGGTTTTTCTCTTACAACATAATCTTTAAATTTTTTCGCCATGTTCTTTTATAAATTTTACATCAGATTCTGTCAATGACATATATCTTATTCTACCATTGATATGTTGTCTTGTATCATGTCCACAATTTGTACATCTATAATAATCTTGAACAATAGCTACTAATATAGAATCTTCCTCACACTCTTCACAAAAACCATGAACGGTATCTATTTTATTAAATAATTTTATACTTTTCATAATAAATCTACTGCCTTTCCTATTATTGGTTTATATTTAACTTTCTTATCTTCTCTATAAGCATGCATAAATTGTCTTCTCGGTTGATAAGGTATCCAACTAGCATGAATCCATCCAGAGTTTGGTTCACCTGGCGTATAGAATTCTAAAATGAGTTGATCTGTTTCTAAATATTTATGTATCCAATCAGCGAGTTCTGCATTATCTACACCAATTACTTCGAAGTCTGCGGCCTCAGCTTTGGCATGCTGTGAATTTTCACTACTTCCAATTGCTTTACATAACTCAGGAGATCTAAATCCGCTAGTGACTTTTACTCTTCCGAACTGATCACGTACAGGTTGTAGTACATTTTCACACAATTGTTTTAATTTATCAATCTGGTCACCGTTAGGATTGTTATCAATATTTAGTCTGATTGCGGTATCAGATTTAATTAATTCTTGTAATGTAAAATTACGTGAAAGGTTCATTATTTTGGTTTTATAATCTTGTCTATACTTATACTACCATCTATATTTTTTTCAACCATAGCCTCGACCTCCCCGCACATAAAACGTTTATCATCCATATTCATATTTCTAGATGCTTCTCTTTTCATTTTTAAACATGTGGATATGTCAGGTTGAATACGATGTTCAATTAATTGACCACCCATAAATAAACAAAGTGCAATAACTGTTTGTACCATTAATGATCCCCGTTTAATTTACCTATATTAGCTCTTACACTATCTTTCAATTTTTCTGTATCTACTCTTAATCGTTCTACATCAGTTTGTAGTCTTTCAATATTAACTCTGTTATTCATCATACCATCAACTCTTATAGTTAATTTTTCTAATCCTTCCGCAATATGTTCAAGTAACATAAACTGCTCTTGGTCAATTGGTTTTTGAGCAGATGCTTCTAGTAAATCTTGTTCAAATAATTTATTTGCAGTTTCTAATTGATTTAATCTTTCAATAACACCAAAGGCAAACCATGCACCTATAACTATAGCTGAAATCAAACCTATTAAGTTTCTTAAGGGAAGACCGATACTTGTGTTCTCGTTTATTTTCATAAGATGTTTTTTAGAATAATTCTAATGTAGGATCAATCACTTACTTGCAATTTTTCCTTTATTTGGGCCTTCTTTAATTACGTATTTTTGTGTACCATTAGCACCAGTTTCAACTTCTTTTTTTAAATTTTTAAACAAATTCATTTGCTTTTCTTTTTGTTCTTTATTTTTTAAAAACGTTTCAATTGTTTTTGTATCTCTCATTACTCCTCCTTTGGTTCTATTTCATAGAACATTTTATCAGAATCTTCTGTAACCCAGTCCGAAGTTTCGACATCCCAGACAGTGTTTTGTACTTTATAGTCAGGCCAGCTGTTATCAGTAGTGTATGAATTAACATGCCACAGAATGCGATTATTAGGCTGAGCTGCATAATTCCCGTTATCAAGAGCCAATATATGTGCACACTTATGCTCTTGAGGTATTTCAGAATGTTCTGTATTGAGTATATTAGTCTCTGGATGTGCCCAGTCAACTGTAAAAAGATATTGTCCATGATAGAATTTTTTATCTTTTCCTAGATATTTGCCGTCTATACCAGCCAACCAATCAAAGCAATGGACACTAGGCCAATAACTAAAACAATTCCACAGTTGGAGTTCGTGCGCCTGCATATCCGGCACATCGGCTCGGTCAAACTGTTTTTGGAAAAACGCTGAGATAGGCAAACGCCAATAGCACGCACCATTGGGTAACATGATATTAAATAAGAGTGCGCGACCTGAAATAGAGACAAGACCAAAGATAACGCAGTCACTAGACTCTCCCTGATGTTCTTTAAGATCATAAAGATACTCCTTCCTTATCTTGCAATAAATTGGAGGAATGTTCGCGTTTAAATATGCCATAATATTTACCCATGTATTTCACCCCAAGTATTGCCATATTCATAATCAACTTTATTTGGGATTGCTAGTTTAACAGCATTTTCCATAATCTCAACGATCTTTTTAGCTTGTTCTTCTGACTCTACAGAAATATCTAATTCATCATGTATTTGTATGTGCGGTATAATACCTTCATTATATAAATCTAACATTGCTTTCTTAGTCATATCAGCTGCAGATCCTTGAATTAACTTATTCAATGCTTTATAAGTAAAAGCTCTTTTTATTCGACCTCTTCCATAAGTTCTTTCTGCTTCTTCTAAAGTCATTGGAGTATGCATACCAAAAGTATTTGGTTCCCATTTATTAAACCTACATCTTCTACCAAGTAAAGTTCCTATTGATCCAGACAGTTGAGCATGTTGTGAAGTTCTATTCATCAACTCTCTAACAAAAGGTACATTCTCATGATACTGATTAAATAAATTTTCTGCTTCTGCTTTAGTAGATAGACCTAACTCTGCTTGTAGTTTTGCTTTACCCATTCCATAAAACAAACCTAGATTAATTGTTTTGGCTTGTGATCTAGATATTCCTGCCATGTCTGCAACAGTTTGGTGGAAGTCTACAGAATCACTTTTAAATTTTTCTACAATGTTTGAAACAGAATCATCATACATAATTGGATCTGTTGTTGCTGCATAGTGTACAACTAATCTTGGCTCTTGTTGTGAGTAGTCAAAACAACCCCAAGTATGATTCTCTTCTGGTAAAAATAAAGATCTTATCTTTGGTCCTAAATCTTTATTTCTTGCAGGAATCTGTTGTAAGTTTGGATTAGAGTAGGAAAATCTCCCGGTCACTGTTCCACCTTGATCAGATCGTATTGGATTAATATCCGCATGAATTCTACCTCTATGCTCATGTTTTAATATTGTATCTATAAAGGTTGTGTGAGCTTTATTTATTTCTCTTGCCTTAGCTATTTTTTTAACTAAAGGATGTTTATGTTCTGATAAAAAATTTTTAGTAAAGGAGGGTGCTTGTGACTTCAAAGTTCTTTCGTAGTGTAAACCGAGTTTGTCAAAGACTTGCGCGATGGACCTCGCTGCCCATATTTGTGTATCAATATTTGTTTCTCGTTTTACTTCTAATAATAACGCTTCTTCTTCTTTCACCATTGACCGTTTTAATTGGTGTGCTGCTTCTACATCTACTCTTACTCCTTTAAATTTCATATCAATAAGACATGGGAATAAATTAGTTTCTAAATCAAAAATGTTATTTAAATTTTGTTTATCTATTTCTCTAGATAAAACTTTAAATAATTCTAAAGTAAGTTCTGCATCTTTTTCTGCATAAGCTCCAACATACATTGCAGGTAATTTATACATTTCTGATTTAGCATCTACACCGGCAGCTTCAGCTGCTTCTTTTAAACCTTTTTCATCTTTTACTTCTCTTAAATATTCATAAGAAATACTGTTTAATGTGTAAGATAATCTGTTTTCATCAATTAATGATGACATGACCATCGTATCTACGATGTATCCATTTATTTTTATATTATATGCTTTTAACCAACAAACATCATACATTGCATTATGAAATATTTTAACTGCATCTGTTGCACAAACTTCTCTTATGTAATCTAAAACAATTCTTTTATCCAAGTTGCCTTCTCTATGTCCTATTGGATAATAACCAGACCATCCATCTACTGCTAAAGCAATACCTATAATTTCTCCTTGTCCAATAACTGCCCCTGATCCTCTTATTTTTAAATTAGGATCTTTAGTTTCTAAGTCAATTGCAATATATTTTGCTTGACTTAAATCAGGAAAATGTTCTGGACAAGTCCATTCTGTTTGTGCTTGAAAAATCATATTAATCTACTCCAAAAAAAATAAGTTATTAATGTATAAAAACACAAATCATGAACTGCAAACATATTCACTTCTTTTTACCTGTATCTTTCATCTTTTTAATTTCTAATTCACAATAATGAATTATTTTTTCTAAATCTTGAATTCCGTTTTTATTCAAGTATCTACACACGTACTTTATAACGTTCCCCTGAAAAAAAGAAAGGTCGTTCTTAGAAATAAATTCATACGGTTG